GTATGGGTTAATAAGATTAACGCCTATCGCACTTAGGTAATGTAACCATTTATTAACGTCAACCCCCATAGATTTAGGGATTTGAGTTATATCCATGTTAATAATCTTACCCTTGTCTCTAGAAAGAGCCAGCTCAAGTCTATACCATACTATTATATACATGTATGACAGGGGCTTCATTATGTCCACTAAAGACCTATTAACAGAATTTGTATTACTGTACATACTCCCCACATATGGGAGCTTAGCACCGTAAGGGTTATCTATAGTAGTCTCCTGATATGGGAGTGGCTGTATGCCTATATACACATCATCCCCAATCTTATACCCTTCCCAGATTTCTGTAACCCAATCCCATGTAACTTCTTCACCATCCATAGGAACATAACTCTCATCAACCAAGTCTGTTATAGGTTCTCCAAACTCATCTAATATAGTAACAAAACATACCTTTTTGAACGACCTCCACACTACATGATAAACATCTACGTACTGTCCTTGAAGAGCTGTACCTGTATCCTTGGCAGGATTAATTATTTGAAACTCAATTCTAGCATAATCTGTTTTACCTGTACCCCCTCTACCTTCCACTATATCTAATACTTTATTTAAGTTTGACTCTGTCATTATATCATTAAACCTATCATATATACTGGAAGGAGTCATCGTCATGTGTCTAACAAACCAATCTCCATCTTCTATATTATCTAAGTCAGCGTCTGTATCATGGTCACACTCTATAGGATTAACCCTCTCTGAAACAGGTTCTCCATTCTGTATACCATTATAATATATCTCTTTCCCGCCGCAAAGACCATCCTTAAAGCCTTTCAAAAACTCCATGTCTAGCCTCAGTTTCTTCTGCAAGTATCTTAAGGTTGTATGTGCAGTTACCTCAGCAGGATTAACATAGTCGCTTTTAACATAGTCAACAACCTCTTGGATTTTCTTATCAAACTCAGCCTTAGCCTGTTCGTCTTGAGAGTCCTGTTCTCCGGCCCTTTTATAAATATCCTGAACCATTATCTCGGCAAGCATATCTTTAAGCTTATCCTGAACCTGGCTAGCTGCTTCGTCACTTGTCTGAAACACCACAATGTTCTGCGGTCTTTTACTCTCCTCTCCAAGAAGAAGGTTAATCTTGGGTCTAATAATATTGAAGTTCTGTAGAGATGCCGGAAAGCTATCATCTACCTTGTAAGGATTAGTAACATATTTTAAATCGTTCTCATTAAAGATACCATTATGTAAATCATAAGCAGTCTGCATCCTTTCCTTTTCCTCGGTAAGTCCTCCTGCCCTTCCTATTATCCCGTCCACACAAGCTTCTTTCCAGTTGGTATCTTTAGAACCGAAAGCTATTTTCTGCTGTGGAAACGATGACATTTTTACATTTGATATGGCCATTATAAATTTTATAAATTAAGGAACCGAGGAATGTCGCGAGCACTAAACAACGGTTCTCTGAACAAACTATTTTTCTTTTCTTCTTCTTTTGCCTCTTTCACATGTCTGTTATGTAACTCTTCACGATATAGCATAACAAGCATAAAAGCTATCGCGCGGTCAAAGTTACCATCTCTGTTATAGGATATTAACTCCTCTAACAAGGGCTCCGACATTATCTTTGTTAAATTCTTCTTACCAGGTTCATACTCTTCATTAAGCCAGTCCCTTACCTTAAGTTCAGCAAAGTCCTTAATCCCTGGAGCCATATGAACCCCTTTTCTTCTTCTTACAGTACTGTCCTTAATAATACTTGTAAGAATGTCTGGCTGCTCAGCTAATAAATATTCAGAGTGTTTGTTAGAAAAATAACCAAACAACCCTGGTTTTTCATTCTCATAAAGCAGCTTAGCATTATAATAAATTAAAAGTTTACGCACAATCTCGTAGAACTCATTTACTGTATCTGGTCTCCCAGTATACTCTGCTACTATAATATCATGAAAAGACTCAAAAGATTGAAACCTTTTATAGATAAATACCGAACCAAGGGAATCGCTTGAAGCAGCCTGGTCGTGGTCGTATGGGTCACAGCCGGCTATATACAGTCCGTGTGGTGGATTGTCCAAAGGATGCTCCCATATTACTACCTGTCCCCTTTTGTTGTCATTGCTACTAAGTCTGTATTTTAATATGTCTCTAGGCTTAACTGCCTGAGTCCATTTCAGTACCCCATTTTCATTGAAGTCCAAATCCCCCACCTGCTTGTAATTCCTTATTGATTCACTGTTCCTTATATAAGCCAGATGTCTTATCATTTCCTCCTTAGGATAAATGTTACCTGAAATCTGTAAACAAGCTTCTGTAGGATTAAAAGGATGTTCTGCTATCCACCTATCTATGGCGTTGCGGTCATTAGCTCCTTTTAATACTTCATCTCTTTTTGCTAATGCGTGACGTGTAGCATAGAGATAGTCTGTGTTACCAAACTCATCCATAAGGTCATGCCCATGGATGTCCTTCCCGTACATATTAACGTACTCCGGAACAAAGTACCCACACTTACCACCAGCATCATCCCATATATTCCTGAAAGGTAAAATATTGTATCCATCCGGGTACATGAACAACTCCTGTAATCCTTCATAGTCTGTTCCCTCTGTACCACCTGTACCGAATACAATCATTAGACCAAAAGCCACACCGCTTGTTTCTACAGACGGTTGTGCAATCTGCCATGCTTTTACTAACTCTGGAAACTTACCCCCTTCTTCCCAAAGTATTAATTTACCTCTCTTTCCTCTAGCTTTGTCAGAGTCATTCTTCAAACTAACCCCCATTATCTCTGACATGTAGCCACCTTCTACCTCATTCCCTTTAGCGTCACGCTTGACGTAAGAAGCTCTACGGTGCGTAGACTGGTTTATTTTTTGACGTTTCTTAGCCCAACCAGTGTGTTTGTTTAAGAAGTCCATGAACTCCCAAGCCTTACTAAGAAGACCATCTTTGGTCAAGAACTCCATCTCAGAAGCTATTGCATATGACTTGGAGTCCCTTATAAGGAAAAAGTTCCTGCATAGCATGGAACCGCCTTTGAATGAATATCCCTTCTCCCTAGCCTTCAAAACTGCCATATGTTTTCCTTCCATTTCGGCATGTTCTATGGCCATAAAATAATCATAATCACTATCCCAAAAATCAGGGAACTCTCTCTTACGTTCTACATACTTTCTCCTATGTCCTCTCCCGTCCTCTTTGTATCTCTCCCTTACCAGTAATATAGGGCAATAATTCAAATAAAAGTAATAGTATCCTGATATAAAATCACCATCTTCTGCTGTAAAGCCTTCTATACACCTCTTGCTCTCTTCTCTCCAATACTCTAAATAAGCTGTAGTATCTTTTGAGGCAGGAGTATAGCTCCTGTCTTTTTTAAAACGTATTGCAGCTTCCCTAAATTTATCAGTGTTTAATATCTTCTGTGGGCTAACCACATAGAGACCGTTGTCTTCTCGTACTATCATAGTTAGTAATTCTCGGGGTCTTCAAAGTAACCTATCTCCGTACCCCCCTTAACTCTGGTACCTTCTGTTAACTCCTTCCTAGCAGCATCCTCCAGGGTATTCAAAGACTTTATTATAGTCCCCACTCTCCCTAGATTAGTAGCAAGGTCATTAATGTCATACACCGGTCTACCCAGGTTATCCTTCAACTTAAAGTCGACTTCAGAGAAATAACTAGCTAGTTGTTCGACGGCTGTCTTAGCTGCCCTCAGTACCTTTAAAGTCGTTGTGTAACGAAGTTCTGTATATTTTTTGATAGCATCCAGAACATCTTGGTTGGGAACCCACCCAGAATCTTTAAAGAGGTCAGCTCTAATCACGCTTTCCTTCATCAACTCATCAATATCTCTATAAGGAGATTTAACAGGATCAACAAGAAAAACTACATATTTTATCTCATTTAATGCCTTTTCCTTGTCTTTAGACTTATCATTATCCCATAACTTCTTAAAAGCAGGTATTGCTAGCCCCTCTGGGGTAAGTACAACCTCTCCTCCTACTATGTCAAATATCTGTGCCATTCCTTACTACGTTACGTATAAAAGAATAAAATGTTGCATTACATGGTTATAAATCTTTTATTACTCAACTACTGTATCAGCATACCTCCACTTCTGGACGTCAGAAATGAAGCACCTAACCGTGCCATCATCGGAGGTAAAAAACCCATCTTTATACAAACCTTTCTTAAGATTTATGTATTCCTTATTAAACCTCTTCTCAGGGGCACGAGCATAGATAATCCTATCGTCTTCAGGCAAGTCTTTGCGAGTATTAATCATTGCCTTCTTCCAATAAGGTTTAACAAAAAAGACCCCTACATACCTAAGCCTTACGGGCCTATGGTCGTCAGGATCTACTATCTTCTGGTGCAAGAAGTCAAAAGGATGGTGTGTAACCCTCCTAATAAGCCTTGTGTCTTTATTATACTTCTTGGCTAATTGGGTATAAATATTACTGGGTATCAAGAATAAAAACTATTTCGTTAATATCTCCTACTGTCCTAGGAACAAAAGTCTCATTTATCATCCACTTTTTATTCGGCCCCTTAACTATAATATTTTTAGAACTTAAGGCACTTATATACTTAACTAGATTAGTCTTAGATATCCTAGTTTCCCTCATTACTATTCTCCTGATGTCTGTACTAAGTACATCACCAGTATCGGCTATAAGGCTAGAAAGTTCATCATTCAATTTAAGAAGTAATGAGAATACCTCAGCCTCCCTAAAGGAAAGCTGAAGTACCCCATTAATAATTTGAACATATTCCTTATAGAGATTCTCCTTCTTTACTTTCTTCTGGAATGTCTTCATTAATCTCAGTTTCTACTAATTCTGTTTCAGTCTCTACCTCTTCTTTCGGTGGAGGAGTACCTTCAACACAGTGCAGTCTTAAATCACTACCACACTCTTCACAATGCAACACAAGGGCATTCTTGTCATTAGTGGCAAGTATAAACTGTACACCATGTTCCACATGTCTAATCATCTCCTGAGTATGACCACACTTACAAGTTAACATTACTGTTGCAAAAGCAAACTCTTTAACTTCTTCTTCGTGCTCAACAACACCAGCGTTAAGTTGCTCTTCGCTTTCTTTAATACTTTCTGACATATTCTATTATTTAAGTAGTTCGGCTTTACCAGTTAACCAGTCCACGAACCATACTAGATTATTAAATACAACGTTCTTTTCCCTGCCGCTGTTAGGCCCTATGTTATCCCTAAAGAACTGCACTCTTTCAGCTATCTCGTCCTCAGACCTAACAATCTTAAAAGACTCAGGTTCAAAGATGTCTTCATCTTCTATAACCCAATCAAAGATAGAAGGAATATTTTTGTAGACAGTTCTGCAGTCTATGCTAACATGTCTCTCTTCCTGCTTTCCTTCTTCTTTCTTTACCTCATCCAGCTTAAAATTTTCACCTTCTGTCTCGGAAACCAGAATATCATTTTTCCTCAAAAGACCTGGGATGTTTTTTAAGACTTTTACTTTTTCCATATTCTTACTTGTTAAAAAATAGTTTTATTGTTTTTACTAAATTATTCTTTGGCTTTATACCTTTAAATATAACTACCATTGATGGGAAAGGGGCTGAAGACTTAGCTTCTTTGAACTTAATCCGTCCCTTTAAAAACCTTATTTCTTGTTTATCAATGATATAGTTATGAAACCAGGAGGTATCTGTGCGGGCAGGTAAGAGGGCTATTGTAGTTACACCTTTCTTGGTCTCCTCATGTGCCTTCTTAACCCATTTCCCTATTTCGTTACCAAACGGGGGGTTCATCCACACCACTTTCTCCTTAGTTCCCCACTCCTGTATAAGGCCATTTGCTTGTTTATCAAAAAACCGTTGAGTTTTTCTATTAGAATGGGAGGCACATACATCAAAAGTAATACCAAACTCTTTCTCTAAAGGTTTAAATATTGCTTCTGGAGTTTCCCACTCATAATTGTTACTCATAAAATGTACCCTATTCATGTTTAATAATATAAATAAATGTTTGTTATCTTTTTACGCCTGTAAGGACATCCCCAGCAAGACAATCTCCGACGACAAATCCTTATCTTCTCAGGACGATAACATGGTACAAATTCTACTGTAGAAGGTAATCCTTCATGTACGACACTGTAGTGACCATCGTAGTCTCTACGGTACGTCATCCAGTAATTAGTGTCTGTATTATATACTTTATAGTTCATTTTATTTATTTTTTTATTAACTCCAACCAAGCATGTTATAGATTCCACAAAGGACTGCAACTGCTAAGAAACAATCACTGCCTGTAACACCGTATAGTATAAAACTAGCCAGCATTACATGCCAAACCCTTAATGCCTTCTTTTTTATCATATTTATACTTGGTTGTCTCAAAACCCATTATATTGAACAGAACGGCTACAGCATGGTCTTCGTCTTCTTCGCCGCAGTACCACTGCATAAAATGCCTAAATGCCGACTCTTTAAATCTGTTCATCTCCTCAACTGTTTGGGCTTTCTCCCAGTTGCGTTCATTATACTTGACAGCTCCACGAGCCATCAACTCAGCAAACCTAGTTAGTAGTTGTTCGCTGTAAGGTACTCCTGATGGGACAACCAAGTCAAACCTGGCTTTCCCAGAGCTTGTATCTCGCTGCATGCCAGTCACGAATGACGCACGTACGCCAGAATCTTTAGTTATCCTTTTCATTTAAAGTTTTTTATTTAACTTCTTCAGTTCTTCTGTGTATCTTTCAGGGTAAGCTTCACGGTATTTCACAGCTATATTACCACCTTCCTTAGATATCAATTTAACTATATTGCCTCCTTTTATACCCTTAAAGTATTCCCACATTTCATCCTTTCTGTCAAACACAGGTATATCATTCTCTATAGCGTGTGTTACTTCCCTAAACGTACCAGGGCTAGCCTCCCAACCAGGTACCAAAAATACAGCGTCTGACCTACCAACCCATAAGAGGTTATTATTAAAATAATCATCATATGTCTTATAACCAAACTTTATACCCATCAATAAATCAATGGCTGGTACCAAAACAGAATACCCTGCCTCCTTAATTTCTTGGGCGGTATCCATCATCTTACTCACATTAAGCAAGTAATCTACTGCATCGGCGACTGAGCCGTCTCTGTTCTTACTCAGTCGACCGGCTATATATATTCCTTTCTTTTCGTTCATTATTTTTTAAATATTAATAATACATCATCAGACATACCTGACGACCTCCTGTTATCAGCTATTTCATAAGGTATCCCTATCTTATCAAATTCTGGTTTGTCTTTATCAATGTCTTGGATGTCTTCAACAAACAACATACCCCCCTCACGTAAAATAGGGTATACAGTTTTAATAAAGTTCACTTGGTCATATAGTTTGTGAGACCCATCATCAATAGCTATGTCTGGTTTAAAATCCTCAAAATACTCAGGGGTAAGGGCATTAGCATCCATGATATCTAAGGTAGTACGAGTTAACCACATACCATTAAACATTCCCCTGGCTCTTCTATAATGCTCTGCACACTCTTCATTTATGTCTATACACCTTATCTGGGCGTTTTGAAAGTACTTCTCCCACAGTAAACAACTACCACCCCCGTAATACCCTACCTCCAATATGTTAATCTCTTTATCCTTAAGAGGGTAAAAGAGTATATCATATACCCGTAAGTAAGTATGCCACCTGCCTTTATCAGACAGTATGTAACCATTAGTATGTTTGTTTAGGGTTTGAAGAAGTCTCATCTAGATAATCTTTAAAATAATTTGGATAGCAAATACCAGTGTTACAAATAGTAGATATACACCAAGTGGAAGAAAAGTTGTTGATTGACGTAAAAAATGGGGTTGTATAATTAACAGTGTCCCCTACATCTATCCTTACTTTATCAACAATAACAAACCCGTCTTTGTCTTTCTTAGTAGGCTTAGCTTTCTTACGCCACTCCTTTATTGGGGTAAACTCAGGCTTATATACAGGCTCTTTGACCCATATACTAAAGTGAAGTTTAATATATTCTAGTATTTTTCCCATTCTTAAGCTTTATCTCCCATGCTACAGCTACGTATGAACCAACCCAAACCCCCAATGATATAGGGACCAAGTTCCATAGACTATCTGTAACGCAGACATAGGTACCTAGAGTAGCTATTATGGTTGTACCTACGCTTAGGTTGGCACTCTGAATAGACTTTAACTGTTGTATGGTAGTTACGTTCCTAGTATTGAGAAAGTCTAGTATAACATACGCGACAAACAAACCTGTCCATTGTAACCAATTAATACCCATACTATACTAAACGTATAAAAACAGAAAAAGTTACACTTTATGTATAACTTTTATTACTTTTTATGTATTTAAACCAACTGAAGGGTTTTCGCATAGAAAGATAGTCAAGATTATGCTCCCAGTCGTTCGCCTCCCTCTCAAATGATATCTTAACATAAGACCACTTAAGAAGAGCCTCTAGCCCGTACCATAAATAGAAGGGTATGAGCCACATCTCCCACTGCTGACGCCAATGTATGGATTCATGATTAAGTAAACCGCGGTCTCGTTTAAGGCCTTTATTTATAAATATGCCTATTGGGGCTATACTGTAGCCAGCCCAGTATATTGTATTAACGTAAAATATCTTCATAAGTATAAAAAACGAAAGAGCACTATTATGGCGCCCTTATCGTTATCCTAAATTGTTTGTACTGGTTTGTTTCATATGTTAAAGAACATAGGTATCCCCTTGGGGTTGATTACACCGTGTAACAACCCTTACTTAGTTTATCATAGGATTTCATTGTTACCGTTCGACATCTCCATACCCGTTAAGAATATTTTGATTACCACCTTCGCTCGCTATACCCAGGAGCCTAACAACTTATACCCGTGATATTTTTGTAGGTAGCGGTGAAACCTCGTTTCTATTTGAAACTACTAACCACTGTCTGACCCATTAATTACCTCTCGGCCCTCGTGGGTGATGTCTTTATTAGAGACCCTACTAACACTGTAACGTACAGATTACGATTTTGTTACATTGTCACGCATATTTTTTTCAATTATTTTTTTATGCTCACGTTTTTTCTTCCGTTCGTCATAGTCACATGCTAGCACTAAAAATAGACATGCGAAACATATTACCATAACTGGCCATATACTCATGAGTGCCTCCGCTAAATTCTTTAGTTTATCCATCTTGTAATGTTTACATTACTCTACGATTGTGTAACAGGAGTAGACCATATACCAAGTATCTCATACCTTTTCAACAGTCTACTATCCTTAAATAGTTCAAAGGCTACCCCGGCGTTTAGTGGGTATACAACAATATCCCCCTCCTCATAAGGTTTGGTGCTTCCTGCACTAACACCTATCTTTAACACTACACCCAACTGGCAGTTCGCCGGTACTTCCCTTGTCTCATCTTTGGTTTCAACTACCGTTTCCTCTGCGTTAGAGAGAGACAGGTCCTCCTTAACAGGTACCTTAAACGTCTTTTTCAACATCTTATATTTCATGGGCTTTATCAGCACACGGTCATCGATTGGCTCGAATAAAATTTTCGACTTTATCGAGTCCAAGAGTCTTTTTGTATCATTCATTTTTAACTAGTTTAAATTAATGTGTATAGCGCTGGCCCAGTACCCATGTTTATCCTCAGGTCTCCCATTTGGACAAGGTACCCACTTTTCAACTAAAGGTTTACTATAGTCACCAAATTCTGCCTTCAACATCTCATCACACACTTTACATTTTTGTGA